GTTTGCCACGACGAGGAGACCGTTTCGGGCTTTTGCGGGGCGACTTGCGGGGTGACTTCCGGGGCGACTTGCGTGACCGATGCTTATGACGGCGAGGAGATGAACGGCGTTTCTTCCCACCAGCTAGAAGTTCCAACTTTGCCGGGTATTGCAAAGAGTCTAAAACATTCGCAGAAATAGACTGATTAATTAATTCAGTAGGATTTCCTGACATGATCTTTTCTTAAGTAGTATATTTTTTTTTATTTCATGGTTTGTATAATTCTGCTATTGTATCAAATAATTTGCATGTATATTCCTTTCCAGAAGGAACATCAATATAGTCTTTCAAAAACGTTCTACAATTATCGATCATAAGTCTCCTTTCGTTTGGATTATTGTGATAATAATGAACATTCGGTCGGATAGAATTCCATTCCTGAATGTCGACATAATGTTCCTTTGGTTTCCAATAGGGATAGTACCATGACTCCATGTTACTCGACTTCTTAAATAGTATTGAGTTAGATCCCATTACCCATATAGGTCGGTCCCATGCACATGTATTCCCGTCTATTGATAATACGGATTGATATTTAATCTGATCGTGGAAAAACATCGGAGCGGATAACACCCGTTTAGCAAAAGAGTGTCCTATTGAATCTACCAAATCTTCTTGAGACATTTGACACACATGTGTGATATGGCATTTTGCAATGTCTCGATTCCCAGATAGACTCCATAGGCATGCTTGAATTCGCTCGTTTTCTAATGGATTTTGATGACCGGTGCTACTACCAACAAAGACAGTAGCTGGGAGTTTGGCTTCAAACGGATACGTATCTTTCGCGAGGTCTATTCCTTTTCCAGAGTAGTTTGCCATCTGATACATATCCGGCATCAGTGCTACTTGTTGGTCGCGGTATTTAGAAAAGACTAGACAATTGGTATCATCCTTTTCATATATCATGTCATCATAAGAGACTCGATAACACCCGCTTACATCGTTTTCACACATAGGAACAACCGACTTGATGTAATCACATACTGTACGGATTCTAATTCCAAAATCCTCCTTTTTAGGCCGGGTACTATATACATCATATTCATTTGTGGACTTTCTCTTTGAAATAACAATTGCATCGTCTTGTATGGTGTTATTGTCATCTCGGTCTTCGAGGGATCTCCATGGCTTGACATATTTCGCGTTTTTCTCTGCGGCGCTATGTATCAGGGTACGAATATCCGATTTTATGGTAGGTTGATATGACATATATAACTTATTAATAAGAATTGATAAAAAGAATTACCAAATACACGTAGTGGCAATGTTTGGGAAAAAGAATTACCAAATACACGTGGTGGCGTATTCGATGTTTTTGTTTGTCAACTCTTCTTAAGCATTAAGAGGAGAAGGCGCAGCAGTAGATACTTCCGAAGATGTAACCGGAGGCATCATTTTGTGGGAACCAGGTTTCTTGAAAGCACTCTTATCAAAGGATAACTTTCCAAAGGCTTTGGAAATAATGGATTGGAAACGTTCTTTTTCTTGGGTTTGAAGATTGGTTTGTTCTTGGTTTGTATTTTTTTCTTGAATTTCTTCGGTCGATTGAGGGACTGTAACACTTTTTTGAGATGTAATTTTTTCAAAGCGATCGTTCAAAAACCTCATCGAAAGCTCACATGCTTTTTTGAAACAATAAGCATCCCAAGAGGTAATCCAAATCCAGACTTTATTGGTAGGGCGATCGTGCCACATGCATACATCAACATCGGAATCGATGTGATTGACGCGATCTTTTACGCGTTTAGTGATTGCATACAACACGTCTTTTGACACATTAGGTCTCTTGGAATTGGGATCTTGATCGGGAACATCAACGATACAGTCAGGTTCAGTATCACGCGGCGGAGTGCACACGGCTTTGGTCTGAATGTTTTCGGTTGATTCTTGCTGATCCATAGATGAAAATGAGTTAGTAAGCAAAAATCCGTTTTTTTTATGCTGTAAAGAAAGTCGATGCGCTTACATGTATACAGGTATGAAGTTATCCACCTGCATATCATTATACTCGTAATTAACATCCTGTATGCAAGCTTGTTTCATCATGTAATTGAATAAATATCGATATTCACTAAGAGACATTTTCATATCTCCATGTGCTGTAATTCCATCCATAGCTATCTCAAATAGAGTTTTTGAAGTATCTGCTAGAGGATATTGTAGAGGAGGAACATTCATATATGACCAGAAATAATACAGAAAATGCACATGTCTTTCAATGCTTTTTTCTGCTAGATTTTTTATCAGACGATTCTTGTCTTTTTTGAATATTTGGCGCATACATAACAGGTAATTCTGTTGATCCGTGTTTTTAGATCGTAGTTCAGGCGGTATAGGAGATATAGGGTATCTTGACGGACTCGTAGGAATCAATTCCGGGATTTCTACGTTTTGCAGAGAGTCATATTTTTGTTGTGAGTATTTTTCAGAAGGTGAATTAGGAGGCGTGGAAGTAAACACTTGTAGCTCAATATATGAGCATTGGATAGAAGTCATACAATAGCAACTTATTAAAATAGAATATAACTTGAAGAATCCTTAAAATATCATTTATATGTAAATGAAATACGACTCAGAATGCATACGACGTGTGGGAAACTGGAGTAAACTCCTTCCAGCGCACCGTTTTGACTCTGCCTCGTTTCGCCCACAGACTTTTTTGAGAGATATGGAAATCGCTTCTCCCAAAATAGCTGCATTACTTTCGAAAATAAAGGAACTCGACGATTCTGACTTGAGAAGCAAAGAAGGCAAACTCTTTAAGCATGTTATTTTCAGTGAAGTGAAGTTGGGATATGGAGCCAAATTAGCTATGTCGGCGCTAGTTTCGAGCGGTAATGTGTCGGCTTATAACTCGCGTCTTACATTGAAAGCAGAGTCCGAGCTCTCAAAAACACCGTTTTCAAATGTAGCCCTCATGACAATGTCGCCAGTATATGGAAATAGTCTTACAGCTCACACGAAACACGATATTTTTGCGGTATACAATCAGCGTCCAGAAAATGTACATGGGGAGCTTATTCGCTTTATCGTCTTAGATGGAAGTTTCAAAGAAGGAATCGACTTGTTTGATGTCAAGTATCTTCATATCTTGGAGCCTCAGCGATCTGAAGGAGATATGAAACAAGTCATCGGAAGAGCGACGCGTTCATGTGGGCAAAAAGGACTCGTGTTTCAACCGTCTGTCGGGTGGACTCTAAACGTGTTTGTCTACGATACGATAGGAGAACAAGGGAGTTTGTTTGATATGTACATCAAGAATAGCCCCTTTGATGTACGGCTGCTACACTTTGCAGATGATTTACAAAGAGAAACAGCGTACGGATCTATTGATTATGAGCTCACGTCTACTTTACATAAACAGACAACAATGACTGGAGGCAAATCGATCATGTGTGATTGGAACAAATGTGGCAAACGCGCGAATGATGATGTGCCTGCATCTTTGGTTTTAATGTCAATCGCCTTCCTCGCATTAGGAAGAATCCCACCAGATCTGCGGAAATCAACCAACCCGAGATCTCATTTTTGTGAATTATTAAAAGAAGATCGCGTGTATTGCTCCGCAGTTGAATCCATTTACAACAACACTGATAAATTCATCAAACAGCATCAGGTTGAGTTAACTATTGCTATGAATTCCAGACGACAACGCTTTTTACCTGCTTCCACACGACGAGGGATTACTCAACTTATTTATCACTTATTGCCATCTCTTAAACCAGATAAAGATTACTTCAATCGTCGGATCCCACCTCCTCCCGAAGGAGGCATCGATGAAATGCGCATTTACATGAAGAAGTATTATAGCCGTTTTGCATGGCCAAATATGAATGCGGAAAACGGTTGCATTGATACTGTCAACACTAAATTTAAATTCACCCCGTCACAAGAATGTATACGTCATTACTTTACTCCTCGATCGCCTTATAAAGGAATTATGCTGTGGCATTCGGTAGGTGTCGGTAAGACGTGCACTGCTATTGCCGCTGCCACAACTTCGTTCGAACCCAAGGGGTATACCATTTTATGGGTCACTCGACGATCATTAAAACAAGATATCTGGAAAAACATGTTTGATAAAATATGTAGCCTGACAATTAAAGCTAAACTCAGGATCGAGAAAAAGTCTATGCCCACAGATATGGCAGATAGGATGAATATGCTTTCTGAAGCCTGGGCTATTCAACCCATTTCTTACCGTCAATTTACAAATCTTCTCGCTAAAGAAAATGATATTTATGATCGATTAGTGACTCGTAATGGAGCCCGAGATCCTCTCCGAAAAACGTTGCTTATCATCGATGAGGCCCATAAATTATACTCTGGAGAAGATCTGATCCCGCAAGAAAGACCTAATATGGAACGTTTCAAAAAGGCACTCATGAATTCGTACACTGTTTCTGGTGCAGATTCGGTTCGAGTCATGCTCATGACGGCTACACCATTCACAAGGGATCCACTTGACATGATTAAATTATTGAATTTGATCAGACCAGCAGATGATCAAATGCCAAGTACTTTCGAAGGATTTCAACGAGAATACTTGGATTCAAGAGGAGTATTCACAGAAGAAGGTAAACGAGACTACCATAATACTATATCCGGTTATGTGAGTTATCTCAGTAGAGAAAAAGATCTTCGACAATTTGCTCAACCAGTTATTAAACTAGTTCAAGCACAGGTTCCACAAACAAAGGAAATCAAGGTCCGAATAACGAAAAAAGCATTGCAAGAAAGTATGGATCCGAACATAGTTGTAAATGTGAAATGTCAGAAGTAGAGCGCCTAATTATTATATTTCTTTTCCTATCGTGAAATTAACAATGTCATGTGAATGTTCTGAATGCGGATACACAACATCGACTCTTTCGATGTTCACACAACAAGGGAAGAATCAAATTATTTCCACGGCGGAAAAAGAAGAAACACACACAATACAACAAAAAGAACAACCAAAAGAAGCCCTGTCAGAAGTACCATACAAACCGGGGCCTACTGTCGAAATAAATACCTATCGCATTGAAACAGTCAATGCAATGTATAAAACGATCAATCAACTGCAAAAGATGATACATTCTCCTGATCCAGATCCCGTTGTTCAAACTCAGTCATTGTGGATGGTCGTTCAACGCTTCTTAAAAATATATACAGATATGATGCGCTCTTTGCAAATAAAATCATACTTGGAAAAAAACTTACAGACCATAGTAGATTTGAGCCCCGAAGAATTCCTGAAAAAAGCAAAAGAACTAGCAGAAAGTGTTCACAAACAAATTCCATGTGCCTCATTATCTATTTTGGAAAGCCCAGTATAAAATTCCACAATTTTGGCCGGTAATGCAAATCCCTGTTTATACATAACACGAATACGCATACAAGTAATATCCTTTAAAGAGGAAAACGCTTTATACAAATCATGAGAGTTATGTAGCGATGTAATCATATTTATTTCGGCACTATCAATCTTCATAAGAGGTTCAATTTCATTTACTCCAAGCGCCCATGCTGGTTTCAATAACTGGGCTATTGCAAATACACAGGTTCCATCCGTAAGGCGTACGAGCGGATGTTGCGTAGAAACTTTTAATATGACCGCTCTAGAACCAGCTGGAACCGGTCGTATTTCTTTTCCATTTATGACTGTCGTCATGCAATTCTTAGAGAAATATACCTGAGTATGATCACATAATATTCGATTTTCGTCGGGTAAGTAGATGTATGGTCTGCTCTGTTTCATGAGCTCGTCCATACATTTTTCATTGATATATTTTGCCATTTCTGAACTAGAATTCAATTGCGTTGGAATTATTTGGAAAGACGATTCATAGGGTGTTTGGTACAATGAATTTATCATTTCATCCGTACATAGTCCATGTCTCATTTTGTTAAGAAGGTCTGCGTGTAAACTGTGTTTTAGACCAATATTACACACGAACATATCGTCAATATTCCAATCGTCGGATTCAAATACGTATTTTCCCTTATTATTCGGGGGTTTCATACAAAAATCACCACGAGCTATGACCTGGATTCCTCCAAATTTTGAAGAAGACATATGTGCGCATCGAAACATAAACGACATCCAGGACCATTCGTCTGAATTGTAATTCTCAATATTCTCAATAAACAATACTTTTATTGACGTTAGTAATGTTCGGCAATAATGACTCAGTTTATCAAACTGGACTAACGCATCGAGCCAAGTAGGGTTTGATTCGGATTCTTCCAGTCGAATTAATTCAAAATCATAATTCAACTCACTATTATGAAGCCAAATACCATTGTTTCTTAGAGATGCATACGCAGTTTGAATAACGGATGAATTCAAATGTAATTGAATATTGAGATAAACACTATGAATGAATTCATAATTGATTCCGGTTAAGAAAATGTTTTTTGAACTGGAGACTGCTGTAAACAATCTAGGACTAAATGTCTGAATAAATGTCTTTGAATTATCGTCCAGACTCATTCTGCGACTGTATGAATACGGTGAACTACAACATTGAAGTAAAGGAGAAGACGGTTTTACACGAATAGGACAAGCAATCGTCAACGGACTGTTACGAGGACTCATAAATTGTATCGGTTGAAATCCGGCCATTTTCGTTTGTTTCGGTGGTTGTTTCTTCTCTTTCAGTGTGTGTCAAAAATCCGTTTTTTGTAATGTCCTCGTGTGTTTCTAGCAAGCGAATGTCTACTGTCGGCGGAAATGACAGGGATTGCACGAATGACAGGTAATCCGCGTGTACATACAAAGTTACCGGCTCCGGCACGTGCTTGCAAACAGACTCGAGAGACAGCATTCGTCCTCGCGGACCCTGGTACAAACGAGGTCGCGGTTTCTTTCGGGTAGGATATTTGTGAGTCCATTCGACCTGCATGGCTCGGACTGCGCTCCAATCAGGACTCGTCATGATAGAAATGTAATGCCAAGGGCCCTTTCCGCTAGTCGCCTTGGCCCCTCCCTTAATGATGCCGCAATGCTGTCGTATCCGTCTCGATAAATTATTGGTGTATCCGTTGTAGGTTCGTTCTCCACATGCGATGATATAACAGTAATACGGACCCGTACTCATATTGTAATATACAATATTATTCCTTAAGTACCTTGCGTTTTTTACCACCTGCAACAACACGTGATTTAGAACTTGGAACCATTCGAGCAGTACGCGATTGAGCAGCTTTAGTATGAATCGGTTGAGCAGGTCTAGGAATTGATTGAACAGATGTAGAAATCCGTCGAGCATGTCTAGTAAATGGTTCATCAGGTATAGTACGCGATTGAGCATCTTCAGTATGAAACGGTTGAGCAGGTCTAGGAATCGGTTGAGCAGGTCTAGGAATCGGTTGAGCAGGTCTAGGAATCAGTCGAGCAGCTCTAGAAGCATAACTAGTATTATTAGTTGATAAGCTCGCTTCTGTAAAATTTGCAAGATTAACTATTTCATTTAATAATTCACGATTATAAATCTTATACTTGAAACATAGTACTAATAAAGTAACAGCTACAGCATATTTATCGTTCATTTTGTAAATAGCATTCCATGTTTTATTATTCATAGCAGCATTATAGGAGTTCTCGTGATTTCTAATTAATGTTTCTAAAGTTTCCGGATAACAGTATATTTTCTGTTTATGTTCATCAAATTCAGATATATTGTTAATATTGTTATTACCAGTATAAAGTAGAGGTGAAATAAAACCAGGTGTTCCTCTAAACTCTATTTCTTGATTATTATTATTTATTTTTGTTACCATTCCATAGTCTATAATTTGAAAAGATGTACCGCATCGAATAATGTTTTCAGTTTTAATATCTCTATATATATAGTCATTCCTATGCATTATATTTAATACATCTAATAGTGTATTTTTTAATGATATTATTTCATGAACTGATCCAATATTTAACTTATTTGAATCAAAACAGGCTTCTGTAAGAATTATGTAGAATTCTACATTTTCATTTTCATCTATGTTCTGAAAGAGAACTGTATTTACAGCATTGAGTTTAAAACCACATGAACCATTGTAAGGTATATATGGAATATATGGACGCATTTGGTCTAACTTCATCAATTTGTTGATATTTGATACTTCAGCTTTCCATTCTTCTTGTGTGTCTGCGTATGCTTCTCTGTCTGTATATTTAATCTTTTTGAATATTTTCATTCCAAGACCGTAATTTTTAATATGTTGCGAAATCTCTTCTTTGTTAATTATTTGATTTTTGTCATTTCTTATTTTATATATGTTCTTATGCATGATATAGAACAATGTGTCGTGATTATTAAAATAACAACCATAAGTACCTTGTTCTTCTTTTGTACATTGTATAACTAATTTCTCTAAACGTTTCGAAGAAAACCATGATGTAGCTATTATAAATGCAATAATTCCACGAATCATCATTCGCTGAATAGAACCATCTTCGAATTGTAATGCTGAATCTATCAAATCAATAAGTGTATCAAACATAAACGGTTTTTCTGTTTTTGTTCTACTTCCTCCTGAATAGGAAGTATTATGTCGAGTATGCTCCTCTTTAAAACAATCAAAAATGAAAGTTCTCAACTGCAATAATACATTGTGTACATTAAGATCATTCTGCAAATCTGTTAATATTTCTATTAAACCAGGGTTTTCTATATTTTTAGATATTTTTATTTCATAGTCCTTTGTAATATAGTCTAATATACGATAATGTATGTTTGCAGATAGTTGAACTAATTCTAAATATTTTTCATCTGAGCTTTTGCTTTTTGTTTTTGACGTATAATTCACTTTGATGTCTAAGTTACATTTTGCAAGTGCTGTATCGGTTTCTTTGAAAAACTCATGCTGACTTATATCCTCTCTTAACTCATGTACAATCGTATTCACTACTTCTTCTTTTGAATAATTTTTATCCTTTAATCCTGCAATTATATTTAGTATCTTTTGAATAAAAACTAGTAAAGGAGTAATAATATGTTGGTTCATACAATCTATATCATCAGGCTTGTAATCTTTAAGAATTTCACTTAGTGTCTTAGATAGTTTTAACACATCTTCTGATATTTGTGGTTCATCATTTGATAACGGAACATCGTAAAACTGTCCTGGACTTAGACTTATCCTTTTACTATTACCATCTGATCTACTATTACCATCTGATCTACTATTACCTGATCCACTATTACCTGATCTACTATTACCTGATCTTCTCATTTATAATTACAAAGATAAAACAAAAAATACTTTATTACTTTATTACTTTTGTATAAATATAAGTTCGAGAGCCTTGGTTCATGTTGAATATGACTTTATTAAAAGGGGTTATGAAGTCATACCATTTCAGTAATTTGGTCTTGCATTCGGATTCTGATAATTTAAAGGTCTCAGTGTTATGAATCCAATCCATCTCCATCAGCTCGCAGGGGATTTGAGCAGGAGTGTCCATATGCGGATCATGGTTTCTCAACCAGCCATTGTATATATATCGTTTGTCGTTACAGGTGATACCGCATATCTGATGTGACAGGTCGCATTGATCCTGATTGAAAGAACCGATTAACACGGAGTCAACGCGATAGGTTGTACGTCGCCCCGGCAACTTTAGAATTTCGGGCACTGTTTTACGAGACTCGGTGATCATGATCTCGGGGTTAATAGTCTTTTTATCATGCATGTACACTACGACCACCTCTGGAGCTGGCATATGACTCAATGCCTCTTGTTCTTTTTGTGACAACGGTTTAAAAGAAATGCGAAAACCGGACCGAATCGAAGTCATACCCGTGATAGAGTAATACATAGAATACCGGAATGATATTCCGTTCTTAGCGGGAACTGCATCCAGCATCAGATAGCGGACTCGAAGCAGCTCTAACATAGAGCTCAAATAGGCCTCTGCAAAGAAACTCGACGAATAGTGAAATTTGGGATTCAAATCACTGAGATGTGCTAACAAGGCTTCAGGAGTAATATCCTTGAAATAAGAATAAGATATGTATTTGGTGTTTGCGGTATGAACATAATGATCCTTCAAAATGGTCTTGAATATTGATAAGAGATGCATCTCTTTCTTCGATTTAGACTTCCAAGAAATCATATTCTTAAGCAAGATGGACCGGATACCTGTACTATATAGTAAAGCCATGAGAATCGAATTAAACCAACACGTACCGCTATATTGAGGAACTGTTATAACATTCTTACAGTTCATGTTTCTACACTATACAAATTTTTTATTTTACGGGTTATAGTATACCATATATGGTATAAAAATGAAGACCTGGTATTTTATCTTTCTTTCTAGTCTTACTACAATATATGCTGATATGCTGTGGTGGAAACTTCAGCCGCAGCAAGACGAGATATCGTACTGGAGAGAAAGCCAGGATGGAATACCTTGTCTTGCTGAGGCCAGGTGACGATGATGCAGGCTGTTTTCGTAACAGTCTGCAACAAATTATAACAGAGGAGGGGAGCCTAGCGCTCAATGGGAATGTTCATGTGACTTGGAATGGTGATATTTGCGATTGTTGCGCAAAAGAATTCAAAGTCGAGGGAATCTTATACGCTCACGAGCTGTATGTGAAACTTCCCAAAGAACAGATTTATGTCCGTGCAGAAGCATGGGAACATGAATACATTAAAAGTCAAGTACAAGAACTGGTCTATATTTTCAGATGCATTGGCGGCAATGTCATTGATATCACCGTAGACCAAAAGAACAGTGATTCGAGTGGAGAAAACGCTGGTGTGTACATGGGATTAGCCGATTACGGAGTCTCGTTAGGTGGCCGCGTCGAAAGATGTCAAAGGACGAAAAACACCATTCGGTCACATCTCGTATTTCCCACGTCAAAATATTATAAAACCGAAAAAGAACTGTTCAAAGATCCATTTATATTCTATCTTCAATACAAACCAGATTGGCAAAATGTCATCGAAGAAAGACTTGCAGGTCAAGCTAGCAGCATCGAGTTCGAGTTCTTACATTTCAACGAACTTTCGGTTCATAGAGGATTCATTATTAAAGCCAACCGCCTTGGTATTCGAATTATGCTCGACAACAATGACTCAAATCACCTTAAAATGAAATTCAAAGTCACCTTTGTAGATCATACTGATGTCAATATTTTCTCTGATGAATATTAAACAGATACGTATGGAATCATTTTATTTGAACTTCCAAAATTTCGCAATTCAGAATAATATTCTGGCAAGTACCGCGGGATTCACGATTGGAATGGCTACAATTTATATGTTTGACGCAATATTAGAGCGATTGGGATTCAACGTAGAAGATATACATTATAACATGGTAAAAGAATTACCTGAATGGATGCAAATAATTCTCTTCATTCTCTTTCAATTCTTACGATGGGCTATTATTGTGTTGATTACGTTTATATTTACCTTTTACATTTTTAGAATTATTATTGAACCTCAAGCTAATGAATTGAGTAAACAATATTTGCAAAAAAAAGATAAAGAACAAGTCGTGTCTACAATGAATTAGAAATGATCCGTGTATCGTCGCGGTGATTTCTTAGGAGAATGTTTTTTGTTTTTATGATGGTGATTTCGTTTTGGTGATTTCTTAGGAGAATGTTTTTTGTTTTTGTTTTTGTTATGATGATGGTGATTGCGTTTTGGTGATTTACGAGGTGATGATCGCTGCTTTCTCATCCGAAAACGCCCACCACCAACCATTTGTTGCAATTCTTCGTACAATTGGTTTTGGTTTTGGTTTTGGTTTTGGTTTTTTTGCTCTTCTGCGTTCGTCATTATTATTCTTTATGATATATTATTTAACTAGGATTCATTAAAAACATAGATCTTTCTGCTGCTTTTGCTGCATTGTCTATGACGACAGTGCATGTATCGTACTTCAAAACGAAATACAAAATTAAATAGGTTAGACCATAGAAAAATGCAAAGAATGAGAAAACCACCTTCAAGGGCGTGCTATAAGCTAATGCCGTATTGCATTCCCAGCTGAGATAAGCAGCATAACCACCTATAGCCAGACCAATAAAAATACTAATATATACAAACACCGATAAACCCGACTGATTCGAGCTATAAGACATAAACGGAATCCATCCTCCGAAAGGATCATTTTGATTAGAACTAGTGATACTCATAACATTACCGAGTGTACCGGTTGGAATTTGAGGCGGCTTCGGATCGACTTTAATAGTGGCAGCCTGTGTGGCGGCTTGAGTTGGAGCTTGAGTGGCGGCTTGAGTGGCGGCTTGAGTGGCGGCTTGAGTTAGAGCTGCAGTGGAAGCAGCAGGTGGCGATGTTTCAAACAATTCTTTCTGATCTGCTTTTGCCGCGAATACATTTGTAATGACATGATTAATCAGTGCAAAATCCATCTTTCTTGCATATTTCAGATATTTTATTTTCGTAATAAAAAATGGAGTAATTTCAAATTAAATTCATCGATCATATGATGGAAGCGTCTTGTCCTGTCTGCTATGAAGAATCAGTTGACCTCCTGTGTCATTGTCCTTATTGCAACCAAGCGGCTTGTGTCCAATGTTCTCAAGACTATATTCATCGTAATGTATTAGATACTGGTTCGCAACCTCACTGCATGTATAAAGGCTGTGAGAAAACGTGGACCTCGAGTTTCATTTTGTCTCATTTTGATCCAGACTGGATCAAGAACGTGTATTACCCAGAGATTATTGCTCGGTTCCTCGTTCAAGAGGCGATGAGTCATGCTCCACACGATCAAGAAACTGCACTGTTATATCTCAAGTACAAAGAAATACGTAAGGAAATCTCTGAACTGCCTACTGTCAAAAAACTCGAGAGACAATTCAAAAAAAAATCTCCAGAATTCGACAACGCTTTACAAGAAGTTCGTCTTCAGCGTGAGACTTTAACTGCACAGTCTGATCAAATTTATACAGAATTAGATGAACTACTGGACAAAAACGAAATCACACTATTGATCCAACGAAATATCGATATCGAGGGTGAACCCCGACGTGATATCCCTAAAAAACAACGAGTCTTGAAACAAGTTATTATGCGCTGTATCAAAGATGATTGCAAAGGCTTTATCTATAACGATTTCCAATGCGGTCTTTGTAAGACACGTGTTTGTCATCGCTGCCACGAGGTAGCCGATAATCGCCAACACAAGTGTAATCCTGATATCCTTGCAAGTTGTCAGTTGCTCAAAAAAGATACGCGCCCTTGCGCTAATCCCGAATGTGCAATTCCGACTTATAGAATCAGTGGCTGCGATATGATGTGGTGCACAGAATGTAAGACTCCCTGGAATTGGGTCACTGGACAAATTGAAACAGGGGTTAATCATAATCCTCATTATTTCCAATACCTACATCGAATGCGGGAAGCCGGTCAAGCCGTTCCCGTTCCAGAACCAGAATGCAATCCGAACAATATCCAACAAATTCGTACACTCATTTTACGAATGAACCGAGATATTCAACGGAATCGAACTCTGGAAATATTCAGAATTCTCACGCATTGGACAGCTATGTTCCAGGAACTCACGCCAGATCGTATAAGAGAAAATCTAGATCTTCGTATCAAGTACCTCATCAACGAAATTACACTCGAAAAAATGTCGCATACTATGCTGCATCGAGAGAAACGTCGTATGAATATCGCCGCATATCGCGAAATCGTTCAAGCGGCCATCACGGTCACAACGGATATCCTGCATCGCGTTGTCTATAATCAAACTACGCCTGAAAAAGGTGTTGACGAATTCAAAGAATGGCTCCAATACATGGAAAACACTGTCGATGAATTACAGTGCATTTATCCGGGAAAAGCACCAGCTCATATCATCCCTCAGTCGCATATCGCTTAACAAAACGTGATGCTCCAACTGATTTTTTTGGTTACCTAGTTTTGATAGATCGCATGCAGTGTGTATACGATGAATCCACTCGCAATCGTGTCAATCGTATAGTGATTTCGAGCGGCAACGGTTATAAACCATAAGGCGGCTAAAAGACATCCGACTACAACTTTCCAGATCGCGGTAGTATAATTCCAAACAGCAAACATAACCACAAAGGCCAATCCTAGGTGTCCACTCGGCATGAGGTCGTTGCACCGTCCAATCGGTTTTTCAATACACATTCCACTGGGATCGGGTAAAATGGTCATTGAACTCATAGCCAATTTAATCAGCAAGAAAATGGAATACACGAGTATGATCTCTTTCCAAACTTTGATCATATCGGCCTCTTCGACAGCTAGGAAAGCAATACCGATAAACGATATGGCCAAGAAATCGCCGATGTAAAAGTATTGTCTTAAGTCTGGGAAAATAGAATGCCCTAAATCATACAAAGGGTGTTTGTTGAGATGAGTAGCAGAGACAATCTTATCGACATACTGGAAAATATACGGCTGTAGCAAGAAGAAACATAAAAAGAATACGATTCCAATCAGAATTCCTCCCAAGTGAATAACTTCCATTACTGTGTTCTGAGATAAAAACGGATTGCTCTCTTTCTCTTATCTTATTTCGATCTGTGTGAAAAAATGAAAAATGATGTTCGTGGTTTGATTCTCGCATGCAAACACAATCGCCTCGACAATTTACTCTATCTTTTATCAAAATACCATTATAATGTGGCCCAAAAAACTGAAGCTTGCTTACACTCTATCAAACACGGTCATATACACATCACAGAAGTGTTATTTAAGAATGATAAGCAAATCAGAAATAAAGGTTTATTATGGGCTACTAAACTCGCTCGTGTAGATCTGTTGGAACTCGCTATTCGATGCGGGGCTGATATTAACGCAAGTTTTTCAAATAGAGTGACCGCTCTCATGATCGCATCGTTAGACGGACATTTGCCTATCATCGCCCTTTTATTAAAACACGGTGCTGATATTCATGCAACCGATGCTAATGGGTATACGGCTTTATTAATGGCTGCTACTCGAGAACATCACGATGCAATGCGTATGATGTTGGATGCCGACGAAGCTCGTGATAACAGAGTGTGGTCTTCTATTACACTATCTCGATACTAGACGACGAATATGTATCTTCTTTTGTATACATGCGTTCATTAGATATCGCGATCATCACCGATCATATTGTTCATACCGCGGCTAGACCGGAATTTGCGCTGGGCTTCCGTCTCACAAACACAACCTCCATTTCCGGTGTATTCGTTCGGACAGCATTCCGGCGAAAACCGGTTGTACCCAAACATCGACATCGAACGAGGACCACTGTTCGTACCATCCACAGTAGACAGATCGAGGTCCTCTTCGTAACTGTCAGACCCGCGTGGGTCAATTATTTTATTGGCATCATTGACTCCTGTCGGTCCCAAAGACAAGGGGTTTTTATTGGATCCAGATGAAGATGAAGCAGAGAAAGACTCTGTTGCCATCTTATACGATGTGAACAAATGAACGGACATTATGATCAATAACAAAAGGGTAAAACACGATAATAACTCGCGATGCATAGTTCTTTACAATAGAAAAAAGAAAGAAAAACGAGGGTCGTGGATCTCTCTATGCTAACTTCAATGGTGTGTACAAAATTTCGTTCATCCCATAGGAATGAATGTCAAACCATGATGGATCGTTAATATCTTTCGTTTTAATCCATATCTTGAATATACAAAAAGATTTCTTTGGACTCACAGACAGTCCGTTGATTTGATCCCACAAATGATAATGGGGCTCTGTCATAATCGATTCTGATAAAACACGCGCACATAACATGTTCCATACCTCTTGGACTTTATTTCGCTGAACTTTGATAGAAATATATCCCCCGTTGCAATTTTCTTTTTCTTCCCACAATGGGAAAATACTCTCGCGCATCATGAAAAACATTCCCAAGTGAATCTTGTCGTGAATGCAATTATTTACTTGCCAGAAATTTTCGATCGTTGATATATCCGATATTTTTTTGAATGACGATCGATCCCATGCTTCATCGTTGGGATCATGAAAATACACCGACCACATGTCATGAAGAAAATGATCATCCATTTTCTAAATGATATAAAGCAGTCGGTCCTTAAGTGTTTCTAGCTGGCATCGATCAAACATATTTTTCCCGACTGTTCATTCTCGAATTCCGTCTCAGTTTCTTTTTTTTTTGATGTATCGTTAGGTACAAAGAGGTACATATCGTCTGAATAATATTCAACAGTGTCAAGGTATTCATTGTCCAAAATGCAGACTAACTTACAATTATCAGGTCGAATCATGATAGAGTGTGTATGATACATGTATAAAGATAAATCGTGAACAGTGACTCGGTTTGAAACATATAGATCTTTCATGTACGGTGTTATGTCTATACCACCCAATTCATACGCCATAATATTGTGACGTGGCTGTGATGCAATGTCTGTCACTAAATCGAGTAATTTCATATGATCTATTAACGCACCATCGTCTGTTAAAACAACACATGTATTGGTCACCTCGTAATGTTGACATAACAACTTTCGAAACCCCTCTTTATAAAATACGATTTCCATAGTAGGATCATACATAAACAGATGGTCATAATCTCGAGGGAGCTTTAAAGCATAATTCATCATTTTCCAATGACTCCATTTGAAAACACTGTGTGTCCATGAAAATCGAATCATGCCAAGGATATTCCCGATGTTGTACAATGTGTCCTCTCCGTACATTGCGTGGAGACGGATCGCCACGATTGTATCAGTATAAGCGCGATTGTAGAACGCTCTTAATAAACGCCCCGTATTTCTTCCAATCCATTGACGACCACTCTGAACCCGGTCTATAAACGTAATTAACCCATTAATGAGTCCACTCTTTGTAATGCTCATATAAGTACTGCATTATATATTACACGTCTTTATATGCATGTGCAAAAAAAAGGAAGTTTATCTTTGTTGTTATCCAGCAACTAACTATGGATGTGGATACTAATTTAGACCGGGATGATTATGACCATAATCTTCGTTCTGTAATCCATTCCGATAGTTCGCCTCAATTTAATAAAGCCGAAATCATGTCTTCTGGGAATATTACTACGATCTTTTGGGAATTTATCAAACTCTTTCATATCACTGATCAAGAATTTGATATGTTTGAAATACGATCACACTCGCTATTTGAATTATTGTGTATTATCGAAACCAATGGTGGCTTTATCACAATTGATATTGCGACTTTAGATATACTTCCGAGTGATCTACCCAATGACTATATCGATTATTATGATGGCCGTGGTCATTTGCAATTCGATTCAGTTTCACAAACATTCCAAAAAATATACGAATTATACGATGATATTGGCTATACCTCCCATGCTCAATATGTTAAATATGCATGTGACTCTATGGGTAGCTATGTGGAGTGTGAACAATCGGATATTGCCGAACTCATGGATTCATGTGTAACGCTCGATTAAGGCGCGTTAGATCAAGTGTAACGCTCGATTAACGATTATACGAAGGCGCGTTAGATCAAGTGTAACGCTCGATTAAGGCGCGTTAGATCAAGTGTAACGCTCGATTAATCGCGTTAGATCAAGTGTTTAATCTGCCGATTAGTTCTCTCGATTAACCGGACTGAGAGCCAGCTTGGCGCTTCCCAAGCTCGCCACAGCATATCTCACGATAATGGGATAATCATTTTTTAGGTAGATCTCGACAAGACGAGACAGGTTCGAGCATCGCGTGAAAAGGCACAGGAACTTCAAGCTGAATACACCCTGAACAATCGACTGATCGTTTCCGCCGTTCTCCACACTCACATTGTCGCTGTCGCACAACACCGTCTCCTGGCTACAGAAATCCCCTTTGCACGACAGGATCAGTTCACGGTTCAGCGTCTTGATTTCTACGTGCTCGCTAATCGAGTGCATGTCACGACACAGCTTCTGGAAATCTGCCGAGGGAAGGGTGATGACCGAGTTGAAGTCTGCGGGCGGGATATCGAGTTTGGGGCAATCCAGGTCCAAAAGGTTGAGCTTATAGGTCGTACGGGTCAGCTTCTCGCGGTTCTCGATCTCGATGCCAAGATGATTGTTATCGTTCTTTTTCATAAAGAGGCTCAGCGTGTCGTTTGAATTCAGCGTCTTAATCAGCTTATAAAAGTTAAGCATGTTGATTCCGATCTTGCGCGGGCTGTCACAATAAAAGTGCTCGAACTTGTCCGCATCTAGCTTCAAGTGAACCAGGATAATACGCGTAGTATCCAGAGTCACAATCTTGATGCCTTCATCGTTGATTTCGATAACAGTATCCGTTAGAATCTCTTTGAGGGCTTCAATCAGAATCTTGAAAACAGACGACTGAACCGTCTTGATTTCCAATGATAATTCGGGGTTTTGAGGCTGGTCCATGATAAGGTTTTCAGGTGTATACATGTATGGCACATGGACTTTAAGTCATTTTGTTTTTCTCGTGGTTGTGTTAGGTTAGTTTCTTGGATAATGTCACAATACAGTTTTTAATCCCACGTGCAGACCAGTCATAGGCATTCGTCACTACTTTCGCTTCGCAATTAGCAGATGATATGACTGTGTTCAACTCAGCGATAGATATAGGATGGATTTCAATGTCAGTGATTGGATCCGTCGGTTTTCGTAACGTATATCCCTCTAAGTCGTAGATGATATGTAAAAACGCCACTCCACCAGGCTTCAATATATCTAATAGAGAACGAATCGTATACAACATGAGTTCGAGCCGCATGTGATACAACGTCCGTAGACATATAATCACTTCATACCCGGTTTCTCCCGGAAGGAGGAGGTTCTTAGAAATGTCGTTATCATGAATCACCATCCATCGCAATTTGTCCGATGGCAGATGCGCTTTATGGGCTGTTAACAAGATGTCTTGGCATACATCCGCACCTGTAATAGAATGCGGATCCAAGGAGTATATCGCCGAGATGCAGCGACCCATACCACAACCGTAGTCGAGTACGTCTTTGTTCTTTATGGATGTCCCTATTGATTGAGCGATAGACTCTATCTTTTCGATGTCTTTTTTCCCAGAGACCCAAAAGGCCTCTTGTAACTCGGTTGAAGGGTTCTTCGCAACATAGGGTGTTTCTAATATTGAGTGCCAAAAGGGTCTTTCGGTAAACTGCTGCCATACGTTTTTCGTTTCTTCGAACCCAGACATCCTTTACTCGATGTGAATAAAAATTATGGTGCAAGTTCAATGCACAATAAAAAATGGACAATTTTCTATTCATTGTAGTGACACAACAACAACATGTCTCAAACCAAAGCTGCACCTATGCAAGTAACAATGGGCAATGCATCCCAGACAACAGAACTGCCGGCATCAAAGCGCTGCAATAACTGCTGTTCGTGGTGTATCCTCATGTCCTGTGCTATTCCGGAATGCTTGACCTGCTGCGCCTGCTATGGTTGTTGCGGGACCTGTCGTGCACCAGATTGTGTGTTTCGTCTTCTTCATGAAAATGAACCCGATATTAAGCCTGAAGAGAAGTGCATGTTCAATTCTGTTAGTCATATGCAGGTTTTTAACAATGGCTGCAAAGCATTTGGTCTTTGTTGCGGATTCTGTTGCGGATATTGCGGAAGTGTTCACGCTCGCGAAATCATAGCAAAGAAGTAGACCAGTCTTTTATCTTTTTTTGAGTTCTTGGATCAATGTCCTCGTATACAGTGCGTGGGCCTCCGGTCTCAGGAAATCCCAGACAAATTGATTTGCAGCTTGAACCATCCGCAACTGAGCCGCTGTGTCGTCTTTAAATTTGGCCCATGTGTCTTCGAGTGTGTCGAGAGTAAACGGCACATAATGTACCCATGGCTTGAGGAATGCGTAATACCAGCAGACATGATCTGATTCCATCTTCCAGCAGACGGAGTTGGATGCTAGGACCCACGGAAGGCGATCCCAGCATGCGGTATTCCCGTCGACACATAAAATATGACGGTATTCGCGTTGTTCGGGTATTGACATGCGTGGGTGTGTGAAAGGCAGGACGAAGGGTGCATCGGCTTCGGTCAGATTGACGATATCCGAAATATAGGCATCGAGCCACGCATATTTCTGTTTTCTGGCTATAGTGCACAGTTGAATACGATAATTCTTGTCTGGGTCGGCGAAGCCCGTTGTGCTGCCTATGAAGAGGGCGCGGTTTTGTTTTTTTAATGTAGGCACTTCGTCCTTTGTCAGTTTACCATGATAATGCTGCATCGCATACAGGTCCGGGATCATGAGGTTATGGGTATCCCTGCGTAACGTGGAAAAAGCGAAAATGGAATGGGGCCATTCGGGAGTGTTCATTTGATGGCCGACGAAGTCGTGCAGCGATACATCTATATTTAAACAAGAGGAGTCTTGTATCCATGGTCCCATGACAAACTCGAAATAGGATTGAACGATGGTGCGATTTGTGTGTTCCCAGTTGCCGCTAGGGGTTTGTTTATCTGCGGGTGACAGTGGAGTCAATTGAAAATCTTGCAGAATCGCATGGAAATTGACGCGATCGCGTTGCATGATGGTAGAAGGATCGGGTCGGACATAGAGGGCAGCACGGGATTTAGCGAGAGCACGGATCTCGGGGTCACGGGGGCATTCCATCACGGGATATTTCTGCGGAGGGCCCGGTACATGCAGAGACAGGTTCAATGCCTGATCGCTCTTTAAGGCCAACAGATCGCGAAATAGGGGAATGATCGAGGTGTCATCTTTGCGTAGGAATTGATTTCCGTTAAAATGGATGAGAAGCGGCTGAGTGTCGGTATCCGTGTTATAGAGTCGGCCTTGGCGAATCGTGAAATGGGACCAGGATATGGCATACGTCGTTTGGAATATCGTCTGGTACACATCGAGCTTGATTCGAGGATACGGGCGGCTTTGCCGAAGAGACAAATAATAATAGGTGAAATAGGCCTGGTCGCAGGGACTTTGTGTGGGATCTCCGGCCAGGATCATCGCGAGCAGCGCCCCCGCATAGCCCACGAATCCTCCGCCGTTGATGTAGCGGTATTTCGTGGGGCTTTCGGGGTACATGTGCGCGACATGCGGCCAAGGATAACACGAAGTCTCCGCGCTGAAGAGCACGTCGGTGTCGTGGGCTTTGAATCGGGTCTCGAGTTCCTCTCCCCATACATGGGGATCTATATCTAGAGGAGCAGTCAGGACCGCATCGTATGCGTCAGTGAACAGCACGAGGGTCTCGGCGGGAAGCATACGAAGATACTCTTTGAACACGAGAAGGCGATCGATAAAGCCACGCCAGGTCTTTCCGAGACCTAGATTGATGAGCCGAGTCGACACCTGATCTTGCGGACACAATGTGATTTTATCGGGATCGGTGGCGAACGTGACAATCATTTCTTTACTAGACTACTAAATATGAAGTAGTGTAGTTTGTTTATATCCATATATGTAATGGTGCTACATGCCAGGCTCGAACTGGCGACTTCTGCGTCATAAGCACAGCTATCTACCGACTGATATAATGTAGCACGATTACATTGAAAAATAAGAGAGTGAGACGAAGAGGGATGTCTTCATCTACACATACATGGTAAAAATCCTTTAAGTAGGGATCGATTATTGCTTGTACCTCGCTAAACTATGTCTTTCCAAAATTTCTCTCTTTATATTCCTTGTTTTTCTATGTTTTTGTGTATTATAAGACCATATATGGTATATGTGTGTTAGAACAGTCATAAAAGTAAGTGGAAACCCAGTCGACCCCCCCCTCCAAAAAATCACAGACACATTTTCATGCAGATGAAACAAATGGATTTTTTTGTATCTCTAGGATAAACAAGATGCCGCCTCCCGGAATGCGTATTCCCGAGCCCAATGATCCTTACTTCGTTGGCGTGGATGCCGATACCCTGCGAATTGTCCTCTTCTATCAGAACGATGTTGCCTATGACCCTGCGCACATCCAGGTGCCCGACAATGTCCCCAAAAGCGTCTACGAGATGGAAGCGCGTCGTGATCCTGAGTCGAGCGCAATTGTGATTGTCCAAGTGCCTCCTCAGTAAAGTTTTGTTTTTGTTATAAGTGCTTATATCTAAGGTTTGGTAATAAGTATTGGTATTGTAATTGGAGTGGTTGTTATGAGGGGGTTAAGTGGGAATTAAGTGGGGGTTAAGCGGTAGTTATGTGGGAAGTAGATTTGAGTAAATTTATAAAACCATTACCATATATCGTAATAGAAAACAAGAGAGTCTAAAAGTATGGTATTGGACACTTTCCGACCCCCCCCTAAATTTTTTTTCAGCCGTCTAAAAAAAATCTGAAAACTACAAATGAAAATGACTAAAATGAAAAATGGATAATTATCCTAAAAACAATACCATATACTATGCATATTCCTTCCTCCAAGTATTTTTACAAAGATTGGCGACGTACACCGTTGTCAGAAAAGATATACAAATTGTTAGAAATACAGATAAAACATCCTGAACAAACTCTGCTAGACATAAGTCGGGAATTATTCGATGAATGGACGCATAATTATCCGCAAGAAGCGAAACTAAACTGTTTCCTATTATATCTATCTCTCTGTAGCTGTACTACTATTTCCGCATTATTAGAAACTAAATTCGCACGTCTTGTGGAAATGATGCGGGGCAAGATTCTCGAATTTGAGAAGGGTTCTTCCGAATTCAAGAAGCGTTTCGAGTACATGTGTAGCCGAGAAATCATTAGCGATATTTTCGATCCTCGTCAAGACATACTGATGAAAGTGGTGTACTGATGGAGAAGCGATCTGCGTCTTTTTTTGATTTTTGAGAGAAGGGGAGCGACTAAAGAAGTAGTTCTAAAAAAATATCGGGTAAAGCAAAATGAGCTGGCTTTGGCCGCGTTGGGCAAAGTTGTCTGTTGTCACACCGTCCTCTGCAGATGTCACTGATACGCCGATGGAAGTGGTTGATCGATCCACTGCGCCGGATCTGCTCCCTATCCAAGGCATCATCAAGCAACTGGATCGTTACGGCATCGCCAACGCGTCTGCTAATGTCTGTTCGATCGGAGAGCTCATCGCGGCTTACGCGGCCGATTTCGTCTTCAACGCCAAGAAGCGTGATCCCTTTGCGGCGTATCGGCTGTATACGATGGCGCTGGAGTTTTCCATCAAGTGGTCTGATTCGTCGGTCCTCCTGATCACCATTCCTAATGATGCTCTATGGGAAACGGCGATCAATGATGGACACCCGCCGAATCTGAAGATTGTGGTTTTGACCGCTTCATATTAGCGTATGTCTATCATTTTTTCATTAGTAATAGTATATGGCATCGGACACTCCCTCTCTCCAAGCTCAACCCCAACCTCCTGTTGCACCAGAAGAGAAAACATTTGACACCATGACAGCATTAGCCGCAATGATGCTGTGGTTGATCTTTGGGTTTATGACCTCTCTGTTGAGTTGTGATATCCAACGCCTGATGACGAATAATATTTACGCAAAACATGCAATGTCTTTTATCCTGTTCTTCTTTCTGATGGCTGTCATCGATAATTCAAATACGGCCTCTGTCGGAAAAACGTGGTTCAAGGCATTTTGCATCTACATCTTGTTCATGTTCGCTATCAAGAGCAAAATAGAATCGTCGATCATTGTTATTCTATTATTAGTCATTGATCAAACGGTGCGGATCCACATTGATTACAAGAGACGGACTAACGATCTAGACAATATTGAGACATTTGAACTTGTACGACAAATTCTGTTTGCCGCTTTGATTATAACCGTATTTGTAGGTTATCTATTGTATATGCTACGTGTTATGAAGGAACACGGAGACGACTTCTCACATATAAAACTCTTCTTCGGAACAACCAAATGCAATATGGATGCATAACCTGGCTTGC